TGGTTGTGTACCCGGAGGAAAAGGTCACCGACGCGGACGGGAACACGAAAACCCAAGCCGCTAAGTGCGGGTTCCGCGCCAGGGCACGCATCCAACCGTTAGGTTCCGGTGGCGCAGCCTCAGCTGACCAGTACGGGGATGGGTTCGACAGCGAGAAGGTGTATTCGCTGCGTTTCCCCCGCGGCCTGAGATGCGTGTTGGGTGCCCAGTCCCAAATTGAGTGGATGGGTGAGCGGTGGGTCATCCACGGTGACCCGTTGAGGTACAGCAACTCTCCGCGCACCTCCCACCTGATCTACACCATCAAGAGGTACTGATGGCTGAGATCTACAAGAAGGGCAAAGCGTTCAACGGGATGATCGCCCACATGGGCGGGGTGAAGGGTGCGTTGCGGGACGAAGCGGGCCGCCTGGAGGGCATCGCGCAAACCCGCTTAACAGCTGCCCGCTCATCAACGAAATGGGTGAAGTACGACCGCGACTCGGCCGGCGAAACCGCCATCGAGGTGTCCGAAGCGGACGGCCGCTACACCTGCGACTACCACGTCTCCATGACCGCCGCGAACGCGATGGCCATCGAGTACGGGCACGCCCCCTCGGGGAAGTTGGAGGGAACCCGCACGAAAGCGCCGTTCGGTCTTTACATCATGACGGGGACGCACAGCCAAGCCTAGGAGGTGAGTATGTCGAGGATGCCTCGCATCCAGTCGGTCATTCTCCCCATCCTGCGGGAATCGTTTCCCGATGTGAAGGTCGGTTCCTGGGTTGAGGACATCGACTTTCGTGATTTCCCGATGCTGCAAGTCAGGCGGATCGGTGGGATGCGGCACGACCGAAGACCTACCCAGTTGGCCATGCCGGTCATCGAGTTGACCGCTTACGGCATCTGTGGGTTGGTGGAAACCGAGCAGCTGTACGAGGACGCCCTGGAGGCGCTGTATGACGCTGCGAGGAATCAGAAACGGACAGATACCGGTTATCTGCACTCAATGAAGGAGACCTCTGGCGCCGCCCAGTACCCGTCTCCTTTCCAGGACTCCTGGCGGGTCCAGGGACTCATCGCATTCGGGGTTCGTCCCCTTTCCAATCAAGTAACCAGGAGTGAATAGACATGCCAATCAATGACAAAGCGGTGATCACCGCTGCGACTGGGTTCATTTTCACGGCCCCAGTCGGCACTGCTGCACCGACCCCAACTGAACTCGCCGCTCTCGCTACCCCGAAGTTGCTTCTCGAAGCCGGGGTTGACGATGTTGTGGTTGACCCCGACGCCGACGCCGGCGGCAAAGCCGGTGGCCGTTCGGCTGCCGCGGATGCGAAGACCACACTGCCTGTTGCGTGGGTCAACGTCGGCCACACCTCCAGGGACGACCTCCCGGAGTGGGGTCTAGACGGCGGTGACCTCGAAACCAAAGGCACATGGCAGAACGAAAGCCTGCGCGAGGTCGAAACGAAATCGACGGTCGACTACCTGACGTTCAAGTTGCACCAGTTCGACTCGGGTGCGTTCGAGCTGTACTACGGCAAGGACGCCCTGCCCACCACAACCGGTGTTTTCGGTGTGGCCGGCGGCACCACCGTCCCGGTGGAGAAGGCCCTGTTCATCCTGATCGTGGACGGCGACAACAAGATCGGGTTCCACGCCCACAAGGCGTCGTTCCGGCGGGACGATTCGGTGGAGATGGCCACCGACGAGTTCGCGGCGCTGCCCATCCGGGCGACGCTGCTGCGCCACAACACCGAAGTGAAGTTCTCCTGGATCAACAAGGACTTCTTCGTCCCGTGAGTAGGCCGGGGGAGGGGAGTTCCTGGCGGGCCGCTCCCCTCCCCCCTCACCTTTGCCCGCCAAAGACCCGCTATGAGAAAGGCCCAGCCATGCCCAACAGCAACATTTTGACTTTGGATTCCCTCCGCGAAGACATCGAGCGCGAGTTCGCCCCCTGCCAAGTGGATTTGGGGGAGGGGAAAACGTTGACGCTGCGGAACCTCCTGCGGCTCCCGAAGAACACCCGGGAACAGGTGTACACACTGCTCGATGAGCTGTCCGACATCCAGAAAGATGACGACCAGGACGGTTTGGTGGCCACTGAGCAGTCCGCGCAGATCGCCCTGAAAATCCTGCCTTTGGTGGCCGACAACGAGAAGCTCGGCGCGAAGCTCGTGGAGTCCATTGAGGACGATTTAGCGTTGACGCTGCGGGTGTTCTCGCGGTGGATGGAGGGCACCCAGGCGGGGGAAGCCGAGGGCTCGCCGACCTCATAGATGAGTACGGTGAGCATTTAGCCGCTGACCTGCTCGAGCATTACCGGGTGGATCTGCGGGATCTGGTGCACCCGAGTAGCCCGTTGACCCCGCTGTGGTTGTTGGTGTTGATCCGCGGCCTGCCTGAGGGCGGCCGGTTCAACGCAGCTGTGCGCGGTGGGCAGGAATTCCGCGGTTGGGACGCGTCCCGGTACGCCGCTGTGGCGACGGTGAACGCGATGAGGGCGTTGCAGCACACCTATGTGTCGGCGCATGTGAAGTCCCGGCCGAAGCCGCCGGAGCCGTTCCCCATCCCTGACCGCCCGAAGCGCCGCGGCGCTGGTTCGTTCGCCGCTATCGCGGCCCAAAAGTTGGCTGAGGAAGGTTCAGATGGCCGGTTCGAAGGAAGTCGGGAAGGTCTCCATCCGGGTCATCCCCGATTTGGATCGGTTCCGGGAGCAGCTTCAGGGTGAGCTGGAGAAACTGGAACGTAAAGTCGCGGAAATCAGGGTCGGGGCTGATACCAGCCGGCTGCGCGACGAGATCCGGGCCGCAACGTCGAACCTTCCCGACGCCCAAGTCACTGTCAACGCCGATACATCCCGGATCGGTGGGCAGTTGCGGAACAGCCTCAAAGGCGTAACCAGCGATAAAGGGCTGATCGGGCTTTCCCGGGATTTGACCGATGTGGGGAAGTCCGCCGATTCCGCCTCAGCGTCGATGGGGCGGCTGAGGGGACGAACCCAGCTGATCACGTTCGCGGTGTTCGCCGCCGCCGCACCCGCTATCGGGTTGGTTTCCGGTCTCCTCGCTGGGCTGCCATCACTGATCAGTGCGTTCGCCGCTGGTAGCGCGGCGGTCGCTTTGGGTTTGGACGGCATCAAAGCGGCAGCGCAGTCAGTGAAACCAGCGTTCGATGAGCTGAAAACGGCGGTGTCCGGCACGTTCCAGGAGCAGCTCACCCCGATCTTTCAGCAGTTCCTCCCGATCCTTCCGACGCTGAAGTCGGGATTCCAGGAGGTCGCATCGGGGCTTTCCGGGCTTTTTCAGGGATTCGCGAACGCCGCCACCTCAGTTCAGGGTGTGCAGCAGATCGGAACAATCCTGCAAGGGGTGGGTGGTTTCTTCCGGGACCTCGGCCCGGTCGTGCAAACAGCAACGCAGTCGTTCCTCACGTTAGCTTCGTCGGGTGCGCAGTCCTTCGGTTTGCTGCTCGCCCCGCTGCAGAACTTCGCGAACGGCTTCGACGCGATGGTGCAACGCATCACCTCCAACGGTGTGTTCGAGGGCGCGTTGCAGGGGTTGTCGCAAACCCTCGACGGCATTTTCACCTTATTCACCCGCCTGTTCGAGGTGGGTGCGCAGGCGATGGGTTCGTTGGGTGGGCCTCTGCAGAACCTGCTTGGGGGGTTCGGTGATCTGCTCGTCGGGGCGACGCCGGCGCTGACAGCGTTCGCGGCGGGTGTCGCGAACACCATTGGGGCGTTGGGCACTTCGCTGGCCCCGGCGTTCGCCGCTCTCACCCCTGCGGTGTCAGCGATCTCACCGATCCTCACCCAGCTGGCGTCGACACTAGGGACCGCGCTATCGCAAGCTGTGGTTGCCGTCGCCCCCGCTCTAACCCAGTTGGCGCAGGTGCTGGGGCCGGTGCTGACCGCCGCCGCGACAGCGTTGGCGCCGATCCTCGCCCAGTTGGCCACCACCCTCGGCGGGGTGTTGACGACGGCCATCCAGGCTTTGGCCCCGGTGATGCCGCTGATCGTTGCGGCGTTCACCCAGTTGGCCACCGCGCTGTCGGGGGCGCTGGCCCAGGTGCTGCCCCAGTTGGCGCAAACCTTCGCCGCTCTGCTGCCCGTTTTCATTCAGCTTGTCCCGCCGCTGCTGCAACTGGTGCAGGCGTTCATACCGCTGATCCCGGCGGCGGCGAATCTGGCGACCGCTGCGCTGCAGGTGCTTTCGGCGTTCGCTCCGCTGCTGAACATCATCAGCAGCTTGGCTGGGGTGGTGGCCCAGGTGATCGGTGTGTTCGCGGGGCTGGCCGCCGCGATGATCAACGCGGTCACTTCCGGGGTGTCGGGGGTGGTCAGCACTATCACCGGCGGGATGAGCCAGTTCGTCTCAGCGATCACATCGGGTGTGGCCAGCGGGATCGCTGAGTTCGTGGCGTTCGGCGCGAGAGTTGTGTCCGCGTGCTCCGGGTTCGGTTCGCTGCTGGTGTCGGCGGGCAAGGACCTGATCCAAGGGTTGGTCAACGGCATCAAGTCGATGGCCGGCGCAGCGTTGCAGGCCGCCCAGGACGTGGCGTCCAGTGTGGTCGGCGCGGTGAAAGGTGTCCTCGGGATCAACTCGCCGTCGACGGTGTTCCGCGACATCGGTGTGAACGTCGGTGAGGGCTTCAACGAAGGTGTCGGCTCCCAAGTCGGTTCCAGTGTCGCCCAAATCAAGGACTACGCGACGGCCATCCTGCAGTCGGTGAAGGACGTGTTCGGCTCCGCTGAGGGGGTGAACCTGAACTTCAACCTCAACGCGGCGTCGGAGACCCCCGCGCTTTCGGGGCTGCAAACCCAGTTGGCGTCCACGTCGGCGTCGGCGGCGGACTTCAAACAGTCAATGGGTGCTGCCGGTCAGTCGTTAACTCAGATCGACACCACCGCGGCGAAACAGAAGATCGACCAGCTGGGGCAGTCCATCGCGGAGTTGGAGATCCGCCGCAAGGAACTGCAACTCGCCAAGGACAACCCGAACGCCGACCAGGCCGCGATCAAAGCGCAGCTCGAGCAGATCCGCAACCAGAAAACCGCCCTCGGGTTGGAGCGCGACAAACTGAACTACGCCCAAAAGTACGGCGGGCAAATGTCATCCACCTCCCAGAGCTACCAGGAACAGATCAAGAGCCTCCAGAAAATGCCGTTGGACTTCGCCACTTCCACCGGCAACCAGTTCCTGTCCGACCTGGGTTGGTCCGGCCAGGGCGCTATCCCGTCACTGATGCAGCAGGGCCTCGACTACGCATCGAGTTTCGTGTTCAACGTGGCGAACATGGACGACGCTCTGAGCGGGCAGAGAACCCTCCAGAACCGGCAAATGCAAGCAACTATTGGGAGATAACGTGAGACCTGACACCGTAGTCGTGCTGGAAGGTGTCAACGGGGAACGGTTCACCATCGCCGGCCCCAACGCCGGGGATAAAGGTGTGTACCTGGGCACAGGGGTGAAAGAATTTTATGACCCTGCGGTGAAGGTGGTGTCCGAGGAGCCCGG